CTGTTACAGTTGCTTTGATTCAAAACAAAGGTCTTGTTGGTGTAGGGGAGTATCTACTTAATAAAGGAATTACTATACCTAAAGATCCAGAAGCTAAAAAAGCTGGATTATTTGGTGGTATATTCAATGTCTTACTAGGTGCTTCACCTGCAGGTGCTTCTGAAATGTCTAGTGTATTAGACGTTGAAGAGGGAAAACGAGATAAAAAGACAACTATAGCTTCAAATCTTGGATCTCTTTCTGTTATTCCTTCTGGTCATCCAGACACAGGAACAGGATGGGGTATACAAGGAACTACTGATTCTCATGGTCGTCCTATAGTTTTATCTCAACCTGCTGCAGGTGCATTCATGCAAATGATGATGGACTCTAAAGGTCAAGTTAGTGCAACAGATGTAGCAAGTAGTGGTAGAAGTATCAAACATAATTCAAAAGTTGGTGGACATGAGAATTCTGTACACTTATATGGTGAAGGACTCGATCTATCTGGATCTTCTCATCAATGGATGAGAGCAAATGGTGCTCGCTATGGATGGAAATATGGTTATGCACTAGGTCCTAATGGTGGTCACTATGATTATGTTGGAAAGGGTGCTGGTAAAACACCTATCCTCTCTCCTTTTGGCGGTAAATCATTCCCAATGTCTACGTCTACAAAGACAGATACTGGTGGTGGAGGTCGTCCTATGGTTGGAATGGATGGTGCTGGTTTTGCCAACTTCCTTAAAAATATGAATTTAAATGAAACTTTAGGAGAAGCATTTGGTGGTGGTGGAAATAATTCTGGTGGAGCTGCAGATATTCTAGGTAACCTAGGTATGATGGGTGGATCAGCAACACCTGCTAATAACTCTATGTTTAAGAGTGGTAAAACAAAAAGAAATGCCTCTACTTATGAAGAGCAAGCAAGAATTCGTAGAGTCACAGAGCAACGTAATGCAGCAAGGAGAGAAATTAACAATAGAACCACTGAGATTGTACAGATGGCATTGTCTGCTGTAGAATCATCTAATGGAAATAATCGTCTCTTTATCCAAAAAGCAGAAGCAGGTATACGTTCTTTACTAGGTGCACAAGCAGGTGGTGGATCATTTGCAAACGTTGGTGGAACAACAGGAACAGTTCTAAGAACTGCGGTTGCTGTTCTTAATTCATTTAACAATCCTTTGAGAGGTATCTTCAGTTGAGCAAAGTCATACAAGATAGAGTAGGTTCTATATCAAGATCAAATACTGGTGAAGTTGATTTTAAATTGTTCATGTACAAGAATCGTAAGAAAAAAACAACTAAACAAGGTGATGCAGATTTATCTTCATTCGTAAGAGGATTTGAAGTCTATGAAAGTATTTCTACCACTTGCATGGAAATGAGATTGATACTTGAAGATTCTGCTGGTATATTACAATCTCTTACAGGATCTGAAGAATTTGCATTACAACTTAAAACTAGCATTGTTGATAGAACTTATTTCTTTAGATCATATCAAATTGATGCAAGAGTCAGAACTAATCAAAGTAATGAAGTTTTTATTGTTGAGTGTGTTTCTGATGAATATACTAGAAATGAAGTATTGAATGTATTTGGTAATTCTGAGACTATATTTAGTAATAAAACTGAAGCTACTGAAATCATTAAAACTTTAATGGGTAAAAAATATATCAATTCTGCTAAAAAACTATACTTAGAAAAAACTTTAAATAAACAAACTTTTATATCTCCTAATTGGAGACCTTTTGATTTAATTTATTGGATGTCACAACGAAGTATTCGTAAGTCTGGTAAAGGTAAACAATTACAAAATGGTTTTGCCTTTTTTGAAAATGCATTAGGATTTCATTATAAGTCTATAGACAGTATGATCAATCTTGCTAATAAGCAAAAAAATAAACCTACTAATCCAAATACTGAAATGGGTGATGTAAAAATGTATACTTACACTTATACACCTAAAGCATTTACTAATCCATCTGAAGCTCAGTTTAGTATTACTGGCGTATCATTTCCTAAAGAGAGAAACTTTTTAATGGGACTAAGACATGGTAATTTTGCAGGATATAGCGTAGGATTCGATCCCACATTTATTACTAGGTCTAGATTTGGAAGTAGCACTGACTTGTCTGCAGATTCTTACAAATATAAAATTAAAGATTTATGGGGTAAGATGGAGCATATGAGTGGTAGTGGAGCAAAAAATCCTAATCAACTTCTTGATGAAGAAATTAGAGAATATGTTAATACTCCTAAACGTGTTAGATATGAAATGATTCCTAATCAAATATTTGATCCTAAATTTAAAAATAATCCTCAAAGAAATTATGAACAAATAGTAGAACTCCAAGCATATCAATGGATGCGTATAGATTCCTTAAAGAATGTTCAACTTGTTGTAAACATTCCTGGTAATTTAGATTTGTATGCTGGTTGCGGAGTTAATATTGTTATTCCCTCAAATACAAAGGGTGCTGGTGGCACAAAAGTTGACAAAAAGTATAGTGGACGTTATATTATAGGAGCAGTCTCGCATAAAACTTCAGGATCATCTCTAGTAACAGAGTTAAATCTCCTGAAAGACAGTATGCAAGTATAAATAGTTCTGTATCAACGAGGTACTAAAATGAAAAGTATAGAAGACCATATCGAAGCAGATAAGGCAATCATAGATGATCCATTAGCAAATCCTGCAGCACGCAGACATGCTAAAGTAGAACTACATGATCTAGTGGATTACGCAGAACATCATAAGAAAGAGATTGAAGCAGGAGATCATCATGATCCTAATGCACTTGAACTATGGTGTGATCAGAATCCAGAAGAGCCAGAATGCTTAGTGTATGACGATTGACTTTAGTGATGCACTTTTAGGTCATTGGACAAATAGATACCAAGCACAATCTAATCCTTTAGGATTTGCCTCTGTAGAATTAGAATGGGGTATAGACTATAGTGATGTAGATCAAACTTGGTATACTTCAAAAAATTATTACAGAAAAGAGGGTCCCAACAAACCTTATCGTAGTGGGAGACATAAAATGTCTCTTATAAGGGAGGACTCTTTTTTAATGGAAAATTATAGTGAAGATGGAACTAAAAGACAAGGATGCGACATGCTATTTGTCGAATATGACAATAGATGGGAAGGTAGATTATTTGCAGAAGGGCAATGTGTCATGGGTGGTGCTATAGTTAGTTCTCAAATAATACTATTTGGAGATGAGTTACATAGTGCAGATCAAGGACGAGACAAGGAAGGTAACCTAGTTTGGGGTAGTGACCATTTTTACAAGTTCACTAGACTTGCTAAATACTAAGAAACATCGTGTGAAGAATGGCAGCGACTATTGATGGTATTATTAATGAACCCACGGTCAATTTCGTAGGTAAAGACGGGTTTTTCTGGTGGGTTGGTGAAGTAGAAGACAACGAAGATCCTATGGAACTTGGTCGAGTAAAGACTAGGATTCTGGGATACTATACTAATGTACAGGGAGGAACGACGGCTGATCTTCCTACTGACAAACTACCTTGGGCAACAGTATTACAACATACATCACAACCAGGTAATGATGGACAAGGTGAGAGTTCTGGACAACTTCAACCTGGTGCTATTGTTATGGGTTTCTTCATGGATGGAGAGAACGCACAGATGCCTATAGTTATTGGTGTACTGCGTGTAACTAAATCTTCCGACACTAAAACCAAACAACAATTTGCTTTCACAGGTGAAAAATTTGAGGATGGTGTTGGTGTTAACCATGCTGCTAAACATCCTACAAACGTAAATGATTCACTAGCAACATCACAAGGTGAAGGATATTTACGTCAAGGTGATACTAACGCAGTTGCGTTGCCAGGTATGAAGACTACAAGTCCTGGTGGTAATGGTTCTCCTGATAATATCGGTAACGCTGTTGGTATGTCAGGTGGTACTTTTAATCCAGTCAAACCAAAAGATCCTTCTTCACCAATTCCTACAGCAAATGGTGTTAAAGGACCATTTGGTTCATTAGAATATAAGTTATCTTACCTTATAGAAGATATTTCAGAAACAGCAGCTTCTCTAATAAAAACTGAAAAGGATGGTGAGTTTATTGACATGGTTACAGGTAAACTTGTAACTGCCAAGCAACTTACAGCAAAATTACAAAACTTCTTAGGTGCTATATTCACACAGGTAATTGGTGCTATCAGACAATCACTAGCAAACCTAGCAGAACAATTAGATGTTGTAAGTTTATTAGCAGGTGCTACTGGTATTCCATTTGTTGTTTTCTCTACAATTCAAACAGCAGTCACACAGATTCTAAGTCAGTTATGTGTTATTGATAGTCAATTACTGGGTTATATTGCTAATCCTGTTGCATCAGTAACAAATATTTTAAATGATTTTTTAAATGGTCTCATTGATAAAGCATCAATGGTCTTACAGAGTGTTCAAAAGGTAATTGATGATATTATTTGTAATGTTCAATCTATTCTTAACAAGGCATCAGGAATTGTTAGTAGTGTAAAAACTATTGTAGATGGTATTGGTAAAGCAAAAGAAATTATCGATGCTTGGGAAAAAGGAACAGCAATTTTTGAAGCAGGCACAGACTTGTTTACAAAAGGAATTACATCAATAACTGGATTGATGGCATTGTTCATCAAATTTACTGCGGGTAACTGTAATAGACCTGTTGATGGTGGTAAAGATACTGTTGGTTGGTATCCTTTATTTGGTGTCACACATTGTACTGAAAGTGAATTAGAAAGTATTAATAAAATTAGAGGACGTAGTGTAGGTAAATGTGGTGATAACGATCAAGGTGGTCTGATTGATAACATTTTTAATAAAGCAGATCCATATATTCAGACTGCTACCACATATATCAATGGTGCATATGATTTATATGTTGGAACACCTGGTAGAGAAGGAACTCAAAGAAAGAATGAAAACGGAACTACACATACATCAATAAAACTTAACAATAAAGAACATGCTAAGTGGAAATGGTTACAGGAAAAAAGGAAACAAAATCCAGATTTATCTGATGAACAGTTAGAAACTCAATACACAGAGTATCTTAAAAAACAAACTGGTGGTAATAATGATGATGCAGTTTTAGTTGCAGATCACTCTTCTTTTGCAGGTAACTATACAAAGGAAGTTCATGGTGACGATTGCTCACAGATTGATGGTGATTATGTTCGTACTATTGATGGCGACTATTTCTTAAAAGTTACTGGTGATTGTCATATTGAAGTTGGTGGTGCTTTCTTAATGGATGCAGAAGGATCTCCTAAGGTCGTTGATAAAAATGGTAATAGTAAGAATAGTAGAGTTCAAAAACATACTATTAAGTTTGGATCTGATATTGATATGAGTGTTGTTGGTGCTAAGTTTGAATTACAAGGTGCTGAGTGTAATCTAGCATCTACATCAACTAAAATTACTGGTAGTATTTTTGAGAACTCTTCATCACAACAAACATGTAGTGCTGCAGAAATGATTCTTTCAGCAGATAATGCTATTACCATTGCTACAACTACATTATTTGAAACTATTAACTTCCCTCCTTCACCTATTCCAAAGATTAAAGCAGGTATTATCAGAAAGATCGGTGGTTCTTGTGAAACTGTTATGACACCTGCGGGATCTGCCAGTGATGCTATACCCAGATATATCGTTGCTAACCCTTCAGGTCCGATATCTGTTACCTCTGGTGCTACTGGATACAACAATAATGTTGTTACAGGTCTGTTTAACGTAAACGTTGCTGCAGGTGCTATCACAATGAATTCTTCTACTGCCACAACTATTGTTGCAGGTGCTGCAATGAATCTTACAGCAGGTGCAGTTATGAAACTGACAGCAGCAAGCATATTCTTGAATTGATCCTTGACAGTTGACCTCGGATACACTATAATAAATTTGTCAGAGAAATACTGACTGCGGTTATGCCCTTTGGTAGGTTCAGCATAAGCGGCTATAGGAATCTACCTTAAATGATTATGGAACTTATGGACACACAAGTTGAACATGTATTCATTGACTTCTCTCGTAGGTCTGTAAAGATCCTAGATAATGAAGGATATGACAATGTTATTGATTGGCAATGGACTAAAGCAGGTGCTGAAGGATTTGCAGAAACTGTATCTCAGATTGTAAATGATTTTGATTCTGATTTAGTCACTTACTGTTTTTCCGAGCAATGAATCCACCTATCAATGTCACAGAAGAAGAAGCGTCTCAGCACTTAGAGTTTTTAATTACTATGTGTGAACGTAATAGAACTGTCTGGAGAATTGAACGTGAAGATGGTAGAGCAGTGCTATTGGCACCAATAGCTCAATCAGGTCCTCCTATATCAGAGGATGTGATTGATCAGGTTGAAGAATTCAAACAACAATTTATGAAAAACAACAATGAATAACATTGGATTAGAAGTAGTCTTCTGGACTGTGCTATCAATTTACCTCCTTGCAAAAGTTGGAGTATTCAAAAAGTAAAGCTTGACATCTTGATCAAATGGTGTTATGTTATAAAGCGTGGGGGGAGTACAAAAGATCTCTCAGTAGAAAGAGTGCCCCCTTTTGTTAAAAGTAAGTGTTTGTTTTACGAGAAGTGTGTGGGAAGCACTTCTCTTTTTTTGTCTAAATAAAATCAAGTAATCAATTTGTTATGGCATACTTAGTGCATCCTTTACCCCCAAGAAAAGTCTGGGTAAAGAAAGAGTACTTATACGATCTTGAAAAAGGTCACGGAGAAATTACACCAGGTCTTTGGATCTCGGTGAGAAGTATACAAGCGAAAGCATTATACTTTGAGACATTATTAACTGACTATGGTGCACTTTTCGATAAGTTACCACTCAGTGCATTTGTATGGAAAGAGGATTATGATGTAGATAATCAACTACCATTAGATGTATTAGAACTATGGGATTGCTTTGACTACAATATTACTGTAGTTGAGAAACCTATTCTAGGAAGATGTCAGTTCTTCGGTAAGGACAAACAAATGCACTCTGGAGAGTATGAATTTACTATTGATACTGCACATCCAGACTTTTCTGTTCTAGATACAAACTTCTCAGAACATGATCCAGAGCATAAGACATTTAACATTATTGCATTGGATAACGGACAGTTTGCAGCACAACCAAATAACAGATGTCAGTTCTTCGATAATAGTTTGATTGACAATGATAATATGAAAAAACCTGACTTTAAAGTATGCACACAAAATTATGCTGTTGAAACATTGCCTAAATGGTGGTCAGTGGGTCACACAGATGAGTGGGCTTATAAAACTAAAGAAGAAGAAGCAGATGAATCTGTATAAATAACCCTGTAGGAAATAGTGTAATTATTCGTGGGAACTAAGAAGATTTCTCAGTTGGAAACAATTTCGGACTCTAACCTGTCTGGAGAAGCAATTCTGCCAGTGGTTGTATCCGACCCTTTGATTCCCAACAGAAAAGCAAAAGTAAATCAACTCTTTAAGGGAGTATCACAAGGTACAAAGGACGCACCTGGTTTGTGCTTCGATTTGGACAGAGACAGTGGTCTCTACCAATCAGCATATGACCAACTCGGTATGTCATTTGGAGATGGTGGTTTGTACATGACTCGCATTGTCAATAGTTCGACAAGTGCGTCTTTATATGTTACTGCGGTAGATGACACTAGAGATAACTCTGATATTGTTTTCTCACCCAAAGGAACGGGATCTGTAAAAGTAACGGGACAATTTGTTGTAGATGACAGTTCTTTTATTCTTGAGGATTCTCAAGGACCTAAAGCAAGATTTGAAATCAGTAACATTGGAACGGGAACTAATACCAGAATTATGACATTACCTGCTATTACCTCTGGTAATGGCACAGTCTTAGTTGGTGATGATACACAACAAACACTAAGGAATAAAACTATTCTTATTGATGAGGATAATTTTGTTGTAACTGATGGTAATGAAGAAGCAATTTTCCAACTTAACTGGGCAACTTCTTTAAGCACTAGACGATCTTATTTTCTACCAGATGCAGGTACAGTAACTACAACAGCTGAACCTACAGCTACAGTATCTACTCTATTAGATACTAAGTCAGAACAAATTGCCCTATCAAAACAGTTTGTTGATGTAAAATTTGCACCTACAGCAGAAGCAAATGCTTTCTATGCACAGGTCAATACTTCGGCATTAACTGCTAATAGAACTATTACAGTTCCTGATCTAAGCGTCACACTCGTAGGTACTGATTCAACTCAGGTTTTATCTAACAAATCTATTCAAGGTTTGATTCTTGCAGATACAACTGATGCTACTAAAAAGTTTACATTTGATATGTCAAATGCTAACACAGGAACTAATAATGTTGTAGAATTCCCACCTACTAATAACCTAAATAGCTCAGGTGTTGACAATGTTATTGTTCTTGAGAGAGCAATACAATCAATGCGAGGTAAAACTCTTATTGATCCCAAGTTTGACCGAGTTGACTCAGGCGGTGGAGCAACCTTCACAGTCCAAGTAGACACTTCTAATATTACTGGTAACAGAACTGTTAAGTTTCCAGACGCAGATGCAACTTTGCTTTCTACTCAAAACGTTACTCTAGAAGATGTTAGCTTTGGTGCAGGTATTGGAGCACAGAACTTAACAGGACAGACTAGACAACAACAATTCTTTTACGCAGGATTCTAAATTAAAATGGCAGACCAAGGACTCTTAGGACAATCAAAACCTGCAGGAACAACTAACACGTTACTGTATGGTGCACCTATTGCTCAATCGGCAAGTGCGGTGCTAACTGTTGCCAACGATGGCACAGGAGCAGCATATGATGTTGCTATCAAAGACTATGATCAGAAAGTAACTGTTGATGGTTCGGCAAACGCATACAAATTACATAAAGGTGATATTGTAACTGGATATAGATTTGCCCTTGGAACTCCATTTCCATTATCAGCAGGTCTTACTGCAGGAGCTGCACTTACATCTACAGACGGTGAAAAGAAAGCAAAATTTGAATCATTTTATATTCCTGCATTTACATCTATCGCAGTTAAGAGTGTAGCAATAAGACAGATTACAGTTGAATCTACTACAGGAACTTTTGCTGTAGGTCAGACTGTAGTTAAAGGAAGTGGTGGTAATACAGCAACAGCAACAGTATTTGGAGTAATAGCTGGACAGGGAAGTGTAGCACTATATGTTGGTCCTACAGTCCTTGCGGGTTCTGGATCAGAGATTGTTGCAGGTGATTCACTTACTGCATCTGGTGGTGCAACTGCAACTGTATCATCTGGTGGTGTTGGAGCTGCATCAAATGATTTCACTTTCACTCCCTCTGGTGGAACTGAAAGCATGTATATTGATGACAACGTTGCAGGTAGTGGTGGACAAGATCTTTCAGTATTTGGTGACAGAGCATATAGATTTGATGTATCAGACTCCTCTATGAGTAGTTTGGTATTTGCATTATCTGTAACTGTCAACGGACAGTGGGGTCCTGATGGAACTGCTGGTAACTCTGATGATGGAGTTGAGTACACTACAGGTAAAACAACTAATGGAACTCCTGGTTCTAGTGGTGCATATGTTCAGTATGACTTTAGTGCAAACTCAAGTTTACCTGCACAGTTCTATGTTTATGAAACAACAGTTGGAACTGCTGCTAACTCTGGTTATGGCGGATCAAATAGATTAATTCTTACATCTACTGCATATGCATATGATGAGATCTATATCTATGATAAAGAAGGAACATGGACAAACTCTACTGATGGATTCACATTTGGTGGAGCAACTTATACAGTAACAGGACAAACTTCTGAACCTTATGGTATTGTTAGGAGTTACAGTGGAAACACTCTATACCTTATTAAAGGACTTAATTCAGCAGATTTTGCTGGTTCGGATACCTTCCAAGATGTACCAGTAAGTAACACAGCAACTAGAACTACTGTAACTGTCAATAGTATTGATGTTGCAGCAACTGCAGTTGAGGTTGGTAACTATCTTGCAAAAGATGTAGCCAATGGCAACAACGAGATCGATAAGATCACTTCCCTTGTTATTGGTCCTGGTGAGAGACTTATTGTTGAGAGTGCAACTCAAAACAATGTCTTCAGTCTGATTGGATTCGAGGATAATTCAACAGCTCTTACGACTCGTGTATTCGGTTCGTAATCCCAATAAATACTAAAAAGCAGATAGGTAATGTCACTAACTAGACTAAAGAATATTATTACGTCCAGAACTGGACGTATTATATACGTTAACCCTGATGATTTCGATGCATCTGATGCGATTGATAATAGGGGAAACTCTGCTTTGCGACCATTTAAAAGTTTACAAAGAGCATTCTTAGAAGTAGCAAGATTTTCATATAGAGTTGGTTTGAGTAATGACGAGTTTGATGCTTTCAGTATCATGCTTTACCCTGCTGAATATCAAGTAGATAATAGACCTGGTGATGTTTTATATACAAACGTTGCACCTATTGATGCAAACTCAAACCTAGACTTAACTTCTCCTAACAATGTTCTCTACAAATATAACTCGGTTGAGGGCGGTATTATTGTTCCAAGAGGTTGTTCACTTGTTGGAACTGACCTTAGAAGAACTAAGATTATACCTAAGTATGTTCCTTATCCTACTACATATGCTGCCAAAGGAATTAATAATGAAGCTCAAGTCCCACCAAGAACAGCGATATTTAAAGTAACTGGTGGAACATATTTCTGGCAGTTCTCATTCTTTGATGGTGCAGAAGAAGGTGTATATTTCAAACCTGATAGTACAGAAACTGTCCCACCTAAGTTCTCTCATCATAGATTAACATGTTTTGAGTTTGCTGATGGTTTAAATACTTTATCAACTCTAATCACAAATGGAACAGTTCCTAATGCAGATTACTCTGCAGTTCCTAACATTCTTGAAAGAACTGACCTAGAGATTTACTACCAAAAAGTATCTAAAGCATTCGCTACAATTCCTGATACATCTGGTGATCCTGCAACTGACCAAATACAGACAAGGGTAGAAGAAAATAGAATCGTTGGTCCGATCTCTGATGAATACAGAGTTCTACAAATTACCAGAAATGGACAGACTGCAACTGCATTCACGGTTGATGAATTTGATAACCCAAGAGATCATGGATTCTCTGTTGGTGTAAACATCAACGTATCTGGTGTCACAGGTTCAACAGGACCTCAGTCTGAAGCTGATGTAGGATTGTATAATGGTTCATTCACTGTTACATCTGCATCTGGTAACGTATTTACTTACCAAATGACCTCAGAACCTTCGGGTAATGCTAACGGATCAAACATTTCTGTTAAAACTGAGATTGATACTGTTGACTCAGCATCACCTTATGCATTCAACCTATCACTAAGAAGTGTGTGGGGTATGAATGGTATGCACGCAAACGGTTCAAAGGCAACTGGTTTCAAATCAATGGTTGTGGCACAGTTTACTGGACTGTCACTACAAAAAGATG